TCGTGCAGAAGTTTGTTTTATTTGTTCTGGAATGTCAGCAGCTTCATATCCACCGACATAAGTAATCGAAACATTTTTAGGTTTAATTCCAGACCAACGAACAACTATTCTTCTAAGTCTTCCGTTATCGTAATATACATAGTCACTCTCATTACCTTCTGTAAGAGTAGAGCCATCTTCAGTAACTGAAGTGATAGAAGCAATAGGAATATGTCTTAGGAATAAATCCGCTTGTTCAGCACCATCAAATACTTCTGTATATGTTGCTTGCTCAATATCATACCCAAGATAACGCTTAATAGCCGCGTCAACATAAGGTATAAATGTGTTTGTGACAGAAGCTTCTACAGTAGAATTTAAATCTATCTGTAAGAATTGTTCTACATCACTAACGCTACAAAGAGCCATTTAGGACTCCTTACTTATCTTCTGTATCTTCTGGTTTAACAGCTTTGGTCTCTGGTGCTTTTTTAGCAGATTTTTTCTTAGGAGCTTCAGCTTTCTTTTCTTCTTTACCCCAACCATGTGATTTAAGGTACTCAACTGCAACTTCTACACCTGCTTTAGCAATCAATGAAGCATTAGATTTTGGTAATTCAGCCAGAGGCCCTTCCCAAATTACTCCATCTGCCATTTTCCAAATGCTTTTTTCTGGTTTAATGTATTCTGACATAATGAAATTATTCTACCTTATAAAAACAAGAAAGCCGGTTTTACCCGGCTTTCTTAAATATCCAATTAACAGATATATTACATATTTGTTAATTTATGGAAAGCTGCTTGTCTGTAAACAGGGAAGCCGACTCTCATTGTAGCTCTGATAGCTAACTGATTCTTAATAAAGAAATCAGAATGGCTGTCAGTAACAGCGAGGTCAATACCTTGTCTCATAACAACATGAGCTGCTTCTCCACCACCGAATTTACCAACAAGTACGGTACCTGCGGAAATTGCAGTTGTAGGAACTACTTTAAGTCCCCAAATTGCTGCTTGTGGTCCAGCTGCCATGTTTCCGTTTCCTATGAATAGAGGATTCTTAGCTGTATAACCAGCTGCTGAGTCCCCTGCAAAGTCTGCGGATACGGATGTGACAATGTCATTCCAGTCATTTGGGTGCATAACAATTGCGTCTGGCTCTGTGAAAGCGTTAACACGAATGTCAGTAATTGCACCATAGATTGCACCTAATTTTCCTAAGTTACCTGCGTAAGAGGAATAGTCTGTGCTTCCAACTGATGATTTACCAGCGTCTAAGATACCTTCTAAGTTTGGAGCAGTACCGTCTCCTGAAAGGAGTTGGCTGTCCAATCTTAAACGAATCATAGTTTGAAGTCTGGAGTTCAAGTAACCTTGTACACCAGCTTGGTCTGCTAATAATTCATCTGTTACTGGGATGAATACACCGATTTTACGGATTGCTTCTGTTCTTTCTGTAAATGCTAATGTAGCCTCACTAACTGCTGCGCCTTCAGCTGCTTCAGCTGCTGCGTTAGTAAATGTAGTTTCTTCTAAATAAGAAAATGCATTTTGGTCAGAGTTAATTTGGTCAAATAGCGAGATTACAGTATTTGGGTCTCTTGTCAAATACTCCAAGAATCCAGGTTGTCTTAAGACTTCTGGTGGATATCCTGTAGTAGTAAGAGAGGTTTTTGTCTCAACTCTTGAGTCAACACCTTTTACCCCGTTGCTTACGAAATTTTTGTAAGCGTCGGACTCTGTAAATAGCTGTCCAACAGATTTAACTTCAGCTTCTGCGCCTGCAAGTGGCATTTCAGAAACTGGTTTTGAATCTTCATCGATAGCTTTAGCATTAGCGAGTTTTTTCTTCTCAATGCTAAGGTCGTCTACTAATTCAGCAAGTTCGTCATTTCTTGACTTAATCTCTTCTTTTTGTTCAGAAGTGTACTTGCCATCTTCAGCGGATTCAAAAACAGATTTTAATTCTGCTCTTTTAACAGCAATTTGGTCCATGAGTTCTTGTGATTTACTCATATCTGTAGATTCTCCAATCTATTATTGCTTATACTTCTTCTATTTCTTCGGCTAAGGATTCAGCAATTAATTGTTGAGCCCTTATCCACTCTGCGTCAAATTCCTCGTCTTCAGCGGAATCAGTGTTATCTTCTGTATCTTCAACTAAATCTTCCGGTTCAGCAGCAGGTTCCTCTACTACTTCCTCGACAGCTTCTTCCTCTATTTCAACATCAATAGTATCAGTTGAGGCTTCAGCTACATCTTCAGCTTGTTCATCTTCCAGAAGTTCTTCTTCTACATCTTCAACTTCTAAAGCACCTTCGGTTCCGACCTCTGCGATAAACTCATCAAGTTCGGCCCAAGCGTCATTCAAGTCATCTTGAACTGCGCGTAGTGCTTCAGTGGCTTTAACGCCTAATTTCCTTCCATCTTCGCCACGAAGTAAAGCTATTGCTTTTGCTCGTGACATTAAGTCGTCTAATGCGGCAAGCACATCTTTGACTTCTTCAGAGAAAGACTTGCTGTCTTCCTGTGAAATTTCTAAATCTTCTTCTATTGTCATATCTTTTTTACCCTCTTCTTCCATTTTCATACAAGGACCACCGTCGTGATACTTACAAGATTTCATTTCTTCTTCATCCTCTCCGTAACTTTTTTGATTGCAACCACAATTTGCACCACATCCAGATGATTGTTCTTCTTTTTCATCACCTTTGACATCTGCAATTTCTTTTAATAATTCAGTATTAGATTTGATTGCTAATGTGTATGTATCTTGATTTGCACCAACTAGTACAGGAGAAACTTCGTAAACAGTAAGGTCTTTAAGGTATCTAGCATTTGTAGTTTTACCTGTGTTATCTTTAAACTTATCAAATTCTGAATCATTAACTTTATAGCCGAATGACCATTGTTGCATATCTCCCATATTTTTTACAAGATTATATGCTTCTTTACCGGACTCTGTGTCCATAAAAAATTCGCCTTTAAAAACTGCTTTAGAATCGTCTTGAGTAATTGTTCCTTTTCCAATAGGCATATCCCATTTGTGTGACCATACCATTGGTACTTGGTCATTTTTAAAACCTGATTTAACAGCTCCGGGCATAACAATATCCCCATCACTATCTAGGGAATTGAATAAGCTGAAAACTGCTTCTACTTGACCTGACTCATCTTTGAGTTCAATATCTATATTTTTAGATTCGTTATTCATACATCCTTCAATCTTAAATTGTACAATAAAATTATCAGATGTGCGTCTTAACTATTTTATACTATGATTGTTGATTTTAGTTTTTTATTATTTATTTCTTACTAGACAATGGGTGCTTACTTGGTAGTAAATCAGTGTCATATGGTTTTCTCTTGAACTTACCTGTGCGTAAAGCTCGTAAGAAACCATTGACTCTAGCCATGGCCCATTGTTCTTCAGATTGTACATTTGGTCGTACTGAACTTGGGTTAGTTCTGTACGCACCAACACCTCTGTTATAAACAGAAATTAACATTGCTAAAGTAGCTTTATATGTTGGATTATTTTTATTATGGTCTTCTACTTTTTTAATTAATCCATTTCTAGTAGATTCAGGCATAGCCTTTAATAAAATCTGTTCTGCATGTTCAATTGTTTTTTTTCTTCTCTCTCTGACTAATTTTTTGCGTTCGTTGATAATAGATTTCATTTTTGGAACACCTATGTTAAGAACTCCACCCCATTTGATAGCAGCAATAACACCATTTAATCTACTATCTCCTTGATGTCTACCCATATAGCGTTCTCTTCTACGAACCCAGTTAAGAACTGATTCACTTCTGTCTCCGGATTGATATTTAGACCAATTTCTAAATGCGTCATTTCCAGTAAAAGAAGTTGGTGGATTACCACCATTACCAGCCATTCTCCAAATCTCTGGCCAGTTTTCTTTTAAATCTTTTGCGTAACCAAAAGGAAATTGTTTATACTTGGAGTTAGATATAGTAACTGCTCTGTTATCTCCGGGACTTGGAAAGTTAGTTATATCTTTTGCTTTACCTTCATTTTCAGGTTTACTCATTACTTCTTCAAATTGTTCGTGAGTAGCACAAGCCATATAATAAACTTCGCCATCTACTTCATATTCATGAGCACCTTCGCAACCTAATACTTTAGCTCTTTCTTCAGCTTCTTTTCTTGTATTAAATACTTCAGGTATAACTTCTGCTTTTTCTTCAGGGCTATACAAGTTGTCTCCAACTTCATACATAACTTCTGCTTCTTCTAAAGAAACTTTTATTTCTTCAATAACTCCTGACTTTTTGTTATTTAAAAAACTTTCAGCTTCTTCTCTTGTCTTAAAACATTTAATTATTTCCCCGTCTTCGTGGCTAATTACACAGTAAGAACCATTAGGCATTTCTGCAATGTATTTTTCTTCTTGCATGTAATTAGGAGTCAAAATTCTTACAGGTTCTCTTTCTACTTCAGGTGGAAAACCTGTAGTGGAAAGTGCTTTACCCTCATCATTGTTATTAGCAGGCTTAGGTTCAGGTGTAGGTGCAGCTGGTTCTCCAGCAACATCATTAAGAAGTGGTGTTCCATCTTCTCTAACTTGAATCATGTTAAGTGGACGCAAATAAACATCATGTCGTTCATCAGCGTCAAGACCTACAACTTTTCTAGCTTCGCCAATTGTTACCCAACCCCCTTGTACGGCTGTATTCATTCGTTTATAGAGATTGTCTTTGTCATCAGCTAAAGCTCTGACGCTTGTAACATCATACTCACAGTATTCGTTATCAGCACCATCAAACTCTGGTCGTAACAATTGATGAGTCAGTTCTTGCGCAACCATGTTCCACATTGGGACCATTTTTGACTCTGTAAAGAACTCTCTAAGTTCTTTTGTATTT